CACCAGGAGGCCCAATGGCAGGAGGAACTTCTGGCGGAGCTTCGACTTTTACTCATCCTGGAACTACTTACGCAGCAAATGGCGGTGGCGGTGGAACTAGAGGAATGAGTAACTTTGCTGGTTCACCTGGATCAGCAGGAACTTTATCGCCTTCTGCACAAGAAGATTTTTCAGGTAATGGGGCTGCAGAAATGACGCTTTTAGGTCAAACTACAACAGCAGGTGCAATAGCTGTATATGATAATGAAGGGTAATTAAATGGCTAAATTAATTTTTAATAATTTAGGAATAGCTGAAGGTAATTTAATAGCAGGTGTTAAAACAGATACTGATCAAAATTATGTTGTAGGGAATAACTTAAATTCTTGTACAATTAAAGATATTAGTGATTCTGATTATGACAATGTATTTAATGGAACAACTTCAATGGTGTTTGCAAATGATGATGTTACCTTTGCAGATCAAGTTCCACAACTTGATTCTGAAAGTGGTCCACCATGGATAACTCTTGCTCAATCAGTTGCAGGGGATGATGGTGATCATCAAGCAAAATATAATTGGTTTAAAAAAGAATTAGAAGATAGAATTGCAGCTAAACCTAATCATTCTAAAATAGCTGATGCTAATGCAACTTTAACTTTTCTAAATACTCTTGATGCAAACAACCTTACTGAAAGTTGTTTTAAATCAATGTTGGATAACAACAAGTATATTGAAATAAGATTGTTTTAACTTTACATTAATGTTTTTTTTAGTTAAAAAACATCATGTGGTCTTCCGACAATATCATAGAGTTTTCGCACAGTCCTGAATGGACTGACTATCTTAAAGATGTTTATCCTATTCCTGCTAAATTTAACATTCCAGATTGGTATAAAAATTTAAAACATAGTTTTAAAATTCAAACTATTAAAGGATGTATGCCTTTTTTAGATTCCTTAAATGCTGGGTATATTTTAAAATTACCTCAAGATATGTATATTGCTCATAATGTTAAAGATTCAGAAGGAAATGCAGATTCTTACTTTAAAAACGCAATACATGTTACGCAAGAAGTATTAAGACATCAATATTCTGTTAACATAGGATCAGATGCTGATGATTTCCACCAACCTTATCAACTGGGAAAGTGTCCTATGCATGAAAAAAATAAACACTTACCTTACTTTAAAATAATAAATCCTATTAAAATAACTACTCCTCCAGGATATTCTTGTCTTTTTGTGCCTCCTTTAAATAATCGTGATGATAGATTTGAAATTATATCAGGTATTGTAGACACTGATACTTTTAATTCAGAGGTAAATTTTCCTATGATAATTAATGGTGATAAGTATCCTGTGCTAGAAACTACTTTAAAAAGAGGTACTCCGTATGTACAAGTTATTCCTTTTAAAAGAGAAGATTGGAAAATGAAAATAAACAATAAAGAAAAAAGAACAGAAATTTCTGCTTTTAAAAAATATATACAAGATAATTACAAAAAAGTTTTTTGGAAAAAGAAAAAATGGAATTAAAAAATTTTATAAGAATATTTGATAATACACATGATTTAAATATTATTGGTTCTTTTATAAAATATTTAAATACTGTTAAGTTTGAAGAAGCTAAAATAATAGAGTCCCATACTAAACCAGATATTATTAAGAAAAAAACTAGAGCTGCTACAACATTTCCTTTTCATATAGACGAAAAAAATTTATCTAAAACACATTGGTATAATTATTGGTGTAATTTTTTTACTCACTATCATATTGAATATCAATCGCTTTTAACTTGTAGAACAGAATCTTCTGGTATTTCAAGTCTAGAAGCGTTGCAGTATGATGTGGGTGGTAAGTATGTAATTCACACAGATTATCATTTAAAATTTCCACGAAATATAAGTATAATTTATTTTTTAAATGATGATTATAAAGGAGGGGAGTTAAATTTTCATAACCCTCAAAATAGAGATGAAATTTATCAAACGATAAAACCTAAATCAGGGAGAATGATAGTATGGCCTTCAAATTTTTTATATCCTCATTCTGTTAATAATGTAACAGAAGGAAAAAGATTTGTTTTGGTATCATGGTTCGCATAATGACTCAAGAAGATTTTAAATATTACAGAGTAAATAATTTTTTAAATACAACAGAAATAAATTTACTAAAAGATTATTGTAAATTACAACATATAAATAATAAAACTAATTTTGATGTTCTACAAAATAACAACGGAGATACATGTTTTTACAAAGATCCTTTAATGCAAGTTATATTAAATAATAAAAAAAATATTGTAGAAAAAGTTTTAAAAATTGATTTACATTCTACATATACATTTTGGCGATGTTATACTTATGGTGCAATATTAGAAGAGCATACTGATAGACCGTCTTGTGAATTTTCTGTAACAGTTTTTATAGACTCAGATAAAACCGATTGGCCTATTTACATGGAAGACACACCAATATCTTTAAATGTTGGGGATGCTATTGTATATAAAGGAACTAATGTAAGACACAGACGTGAAGCTTTTGAAGGAGATTATTATATGCAAGTTTTTTTACATTATGTAAATCAGAAAGGACCACATGCTAACCATAAAGGAGATTTAATAAATGAAAATAATTCAACATAAAGATGATGGCTCAGGAAAAATAGAATTTTCTGAAGAGGAAATAAAGATTATAGCTGAAAAAAAATGTTTGTTATTCGAACCAGTAATGTTAAAACATTTTGTTAATTCACTAGTTAGTGTTGCTTCTAGTTTTAACATTAATTTTAAAGACGAAAAAATAATGAATACTCAAACAGTAAATGGGCAAGACATTAAAACAAAATAAGATTATAGGAGTAAATGTTTCTCATAGTCCTACTGCTTGTTTATTAGATAATGGTAAAGTTACTAAATTTTTAAATGAAGACAGATTAATTAATTATAAGTTGTTTACTCCCGATACAAAAACAACAAGTTTGTTTTGTCTAGATAAAATATTTAATGAAGATATAAATTGTATTGGATACGCATCTTATAATTCTATTAAATCTTCTGATAGTCCAACTATTGTTAATAATATTCATAATAAATATAAACATAAACCTTTTTATTATGATGTAAAAAAGCATCATATATATCATGCAATCTGTGGTTTTTATTTTTCTAATTTTGATGAGGCAACCTGTATAATTGTAGATGGGGGAGGAGCCGAACCTTACAACCCAGGTTATCAAGAATTAGAAACTATAATCTACATAAATAAAAATTATTATTCTGAACTTTATAAAAATTTATCTATTAGAAAAAATCTTAGTTTACCCAGAGATTATTTAAATGATAAAGAAGAATATGGATACCCTCACGTTTTAAAAGAAAAAGTTAATGGAACTTTAGTAAACTAT